CCACCCCCCTGTTCTTTCGGGCAATTTATACCCGAAAACGACCAGTACGGTCCAGGCTGGTCCAATGTCTGGACAACCTAAACCAGAACTATGACGACATCACCCAAATCTAAAAAGAAGCTTGTAGGGGATTTACAACCACGGCTTCATAGCCCATGGCTTAAGGGGAAGTCACGTGTTCAAGAGGTAGAAGAACTAGCTGCCAAGATTGGACAGCCATTATTAAAATGGCAATCGCTAATTCTTAAGGACATGCTGACAATTGACAGTAAAGAGATGTTCGTTCGCAAGTCCGTGCTTTTGCTTATAGCTCGTCAATCAGGAAAGTCACATTTGGCTAGAATGAGAGTTTTAGCAGGTTTATTCTGCTTTGATGAGAAAGATATCTTGATCATGTCATCTAATCGAGCAATGGCTCTTAAGTCATTTAACATCATGGTCGATATCATTGAACGCAATGCTTTCTTACTTGCTCAACTTAAGGGCGGTAGTGTTAAGAAAGGTGTCTATCGAACTAACGGACAAGAACGAATTATTCTTGAATCAGGAGCACAAATAGAAGTTGTTGCAGCCACCTCTGATGGTGCGCGTGGTCGTTCTGCTGACCTTCTTTGGATTGATGAGCTTCGAGAAGTGTCAGAAGTTGCCATGGACGCTTCTAAGAGCGTAACCCTCACGCGTCCTAATTCCCAGCGCATATTCACATCGAATGCTGGTGATGCATTTAGCAAAGTCCTTAATGACCTACATGAACAATGTTTAAGTTACCCACCAAAGTCTTTAGGCTTCTATGAATACTCAGCTCCAGCCTTTTGTGACATCTGGGATCGTAAAGCATGGGCGATGGCAAATCCGAGCCTTGGATATTTGATTTCAGAAGAAGCCATCGAGGAAACGATTGCAACATCGACAATAGAAGCTGCAAGAACTGAAACGCTTTGCCAATGGGTGTCCTCTTTGACCAGTCCTTTCACTCCTGGCTCTTGGGAAGATATATGCGATAGATCAATGGAGATGACTCCTGGACCTTTGACAATTTTTGCTTTTGATATTGACATGAGTCGAAGAAATGCAGCTCTAGTGGCAGGTCAAATCCTTCCAGACGGTCGAATTGGTGTTGCTTTAGTTCAGACATGGGAATCACAAATCTCAGTAGACGAACTAAAGATTGCATCCGATATTAAGGCTTGGTGTGATCAATACAAACCTAGAGTCGTTTTGTACGATCGTTACACGACATTAGCCGTTGCCGATAGATTGCAAAACTCGGGAGTTATGGTCGAAACTATTGTCGGAGCTGAATTCTATGCTGCATGTTCAACTCTTAAGGATTCGATTGATAATCGGAGAATTGTTCATGCTGGTCAGCAGACTTTAGATGACCAAATGAATAATTGCGGAGCCAAATCCACGGACTCAAGTTGGCGTTTAATTCGCAAAGCTAGTGCTGGTCCGATTGTTGGACCTATTGGATTGGCAATGGTGGTAAGTCGATTATCTCAACCAATGTCAAAGCCTCAAATCTTTGCCTAGACACAACACACCCAAATTGTCAAATATTAGACAAAGTGTGGTAATATGTAAACATGGGTCGCATACTGCAAACATTCGGACTGCAAAGTAAACCACTTCTCGAAGCACAGTCAGCGCCCCAAGTTTTAGGTGAGTATTCACCGTATGCAATGCCGTTTCAATATGCTTATGTAAGTCGCAACGAGGCTCTTTCTGTTCCAGCGTTACAACGCTGCCGCAACCTTTTGTGCGGAACTATCGGAGCAATTCCTCTTAACCTATACAGAAAATCTACAAACGAAGAGCTTGGCTCACCAGTATGGTTAGAGCAACCTTCTTATTCACAACCACGATCAGTTACGATTTCCTACACGGTTGAATCGTTACTTCTATATTCTCAAGCTTTCTGGAAAGTGGTCGAAGTCTACAATGAGGACGGACGACCATCTCGTTTTGAGTGGATTGCTAACAATCGCGTAACAGCAACACTTGATAGCACAAATACTTTTGTTAAATCTTATGCAGTTGATGGCTACACACTTCCCATGGATGGCTTGGGAAGTTTAATTACATTCCAGTCATTAAATGATGGCATTCTTTCAACTGGCGTTCAAACAATCCGTGCAGCTATTGACGTTCAACGCGCAGCTGCTATTGCTGCTTCTACTCCTATGGCTACTGGCTATATTAAGAACAACGGAGCAGACCTTGATCCTAAAGAAGTTCAAGGATTACTAGCAACTTGGAAAAAAGCAAGAAGCAACGCTTCAACTGCTTATTTGACTTCCACTCTTGAGTTTTCTCCAGTTTCATACTCTCCCAAGGACATGCTCTATGGGGAAGCCATTGAACAACTCGCCACGGAATGCGCCAGACTTTGCAATGTTCCTGCTTATTATGTATCAGCAGACCGCAATAACTCAATGACTTATGCAAATGTCCAGGATGAGCGCAAGCAGTTCTTGACTTTATCTTTACAACCATTTATATCAGCCATCGAAGATCGTCTATCTATGGATGACATTACTGCTCGCGGCAATGTTGTTCGTTTTGATATTGACCACAACTTCTTGCGTACTGATCCAATGGAAGAACTTTCAGTAATTGAAAAATTACTATCGCTTGGACTTATCACAACAGAACAAGCAATGGAAATGACTGACCTAACACCTAATGGAAGCAATGGTATGGAATGAACCAAATCATCACATTCTCAACTGGGCTAACAGCAGATTCAGCAAGTCGCACAATCTCAGGAAAGATTGTTCCGCTTAATGTTGAAGCAGGCTCGACAAATTACGGCAAAGTAATCTTTGCTTCTGGGTCAATTGAGATTCCAGATGCTAAGTCAATAAAATTATTAAGTCAGCATGACGTTAAAAAACCTTTGGGAAGAGCCGTTTCATTTTCTGAGTCAGAGAATTCTATCGATGCTGTATTTTCTATCTCTCGTTCACAACGCGGTACAGAGGCTCTTATCCTGGCAGAAGAAGGACTCCAATCTGGGCTGAGTATTGGTGCAGAAGTATTAAAGTCAAAGATTAAGGACGGCGTGACTTATGTATCCGCTGCTCGCTTAATCGAAGTAAGTTTAGTAACAGAGCCAGCATTTAAGTCTGCTCAAGTTACTGATATCGCAGCGGAAGAAGCCGAAAAGGTAGAAGAAGCTGTATCCGAAACCCAACCAACAGAAAGCGAGATAGCCAACGTGGAAAATACCACTCCAGCCGTCGAAGCAACACCAGTTGAAGCACCAGCGGTTGAAGCTGCTCGCCCAACTGTAACAGCAATGGCTTATACAAAGCCACGCATTGAAATCACAGCTGCTAAGTATGCAGAAAACACAATCCGCGCAGCACTAGGTGATGAAGATGCTCGTCAGTATCTTCGCGCCGCGGATGACACTAGTGACAATGCAGGTCTAGTACCCACCAGACAATTGCAAGAAATCATAAACCCACTCGGAACAACAATCCGCCCATCAATTGAAGCAATCTCACGCGGAGTGCTTCCAGATGCAGGTATGACATTCGAGATTCCTAAAATCACAGCAATGCCAACAGTTGCAGTTGCAGCTGAAAACGCAGCATTCTCTGACACAGATCAAAACTCTGCTTATCTCTCAGTCGATGTAAAGAAGTATGCCGGACAACAGACATTCTCTGTTGAATTGCTAGATCGCACATCTCCAGCATTTTTCGATGAGCTAGTCCGCAACATGGGCGCAGCTTACGCAAAGGCAACAGATGCAGCAGTAAACGCAGCTATCATCACAGGTGCATCACTTGATGCAACAACAACAACAACTTACCCAACAGCAGCAGAACTTCTCGGAGTTGTTGCTCGCGGTGCGGCTTCTGTTTATTCAGCAACACTTGGACTTTCAAATCCATTTGCTCGCAACATGATTGTAAATACATCACAATGGTCAAACATCATGACATTGAACGATGCTGGTCGCCCAATTTACACAGCTTCACAGCCACAAAATGCTGGAGGATCAGTTTCTCCAACAGCTCTACAAGGTAACGTTGCAGGTCTTAACTTGTACGTAACACCTAACACAGCATCAGGCACAGACACAGACGGATCAATCCTTATTGTGAACCCAGATGCTTACACATGGTATGAGAGCCCTAACTACCGCCTACGCGCTGAATCTACAGCAGCAGGTCAAATCACAATCGGTTACTACGGCTTTGGTGCAATCGCTACCAAAGTTGGCGCAGGTGCTTTCAAGAATAACAAGGCATAAGTAACACACTAAGTCGCTGGGAGTGGGGCGCAGCCCTTGCTCCGCTCCCAGTTTTTAGAAAGGATATGGAATGTCACTAACAACAGTTGCTGAACTTCGCTCGGCTCTTGGCGTTGGCACTCTATATGCAGATGCAGTATTGCAAGAAGTTTGTGATGCCACAGATGCAGTTCTTATTCCAATGCTCTGGACTCCAACTCAATTTGCCATTGCCCATAGTAATGTTGTAGGTATTGGAACTCTTTATTTTGATATTCCCGTAGCAGATATTTTTTATATTGGAGAATCCGTAACTATTGCTAATTGCGGCACTAAGTATGCAGGAACTAAAACAATTACAGCAGTTGGTGCTTATTCAATTAGCATGGCAACTACTCACACTACTGTTGTCAAGTATCACCCAATCGAGCCTTATGGCACAGTTGCTCCAGAGTCTTACACAGATTGGACTCTTGATTCAGCAGTTCAGCAAGCTGCACTTCAAATTAGCGTAGACATTTGGCAAGCACGTCAGACCACTTCAAGTGGAGGCGTAGCAGTAGATTTTCAGCCTGGACCTTGGAAAATGTCCTCAAGCCTTTTGGCGCGAATCAGAGGGCTCATTGCTCACGCAACTGATCCTAGAAGTCTTTTGGGCTAATGTCAGTTGCACTTACTAACCTTAGAACCACGATTGCAACAGCATTAGTTGATAACGCAGTCTGGCAAGTCTTTGCATTCCCACCAGCAACTGTTTTGGCTAACTCAGTCATTGTTGCACCAGATCAACCTTATTTAGAGCCAAGCAATAACGCGCAAAATACTATTGCTCCTAAAGCCAATTTTAAGATTATCATTACAGTACCTCTGTTTGACAATGAGGGAAATCTAAATGGAATTGAAACAGCCTTAGTTGGCGTGTTCAATAAACTATCAGCATCATCATTGACGTATAATGTGGGAGCAGTAAGCCAGCCAAGCGTGTTAAACGCCGAGTCAGGTATGTTGCTAACGTGTGAATTGTCAATATCCGTCCTAACCACCTGGAGCTAATATGTCCGATTACGACAAAGAAACAGAAGCCTTCCTGATCAAAATCGGGCAGGTAGCACAATCAGCACCAAAGCCAACTACTAAGAAAGACGAGGAATAATCCTAATGGCTATTTTTCTAAACAATAAGGTAGGTTTTAAGATTGGTTCCGTTAATCTTAGTGACCACGTAACTGCATTTTCTTTAATGCGTCAGCTTGATTCTATTGAGGTCAGCGCAATGGGCGACACAGCTCATAAATATGTTGCTGGGCTCGCAGCAGATTCAATTACAGTTTCATTCCTAAATGACACAGCAACAGCAAGCGTTCTTCCAACACTTCAAGCTGCATTCGGAACAACTGTTGCATTCTCAGCAATTCAAGATTCAACAGCAGCTGTATCAGCAACAAATTTGCTCTATACAGGTACTCTGTTTATCGATAATCTTTCTGACATCAACGGCGCTGTCGCTGATGAAGGTGTGCTCGATTTAACGTTCCAATGCAACAGCAAGACAGCAACAGCGTCTACTGGTACTTGGACCTAATCAACTAAACTAAGGGGCAAAAAATGGCTAAGTTAAAAATAACAAGGGTAGATGGATCAATCGGAGAGTATGAAATCACTCCAATTATCCAGTATGCGTTCGAGGTATTCGCAAAGAAAGGCTTCCACAAAGCCTTCATCGAGGACCAGAAGCAAAGCGATATTTTCTTCTTGGCACACGAATGTATTAAGCGTTCGGGTGAAACCATCAAACCTTACGGCGAGGGATTCATTGAAACTTTGACTTCGGTTGAAGTAATGGATTCCGACCCTTTGGAATAGGGCGCGAGTCCATCACCTATCTGATTGCTAAGTTATCAGTCAGATTGGGCATCGCGCCACACCACCTGCTAGAACTAGATGAGATAATGCTTAAGAGCCTTATTAGGGTTCTTCAAGACGAAGCCAAGGAGGCTAAAAATGCCAGTCGTAGAACTGCGAGGAAACTCTGATCTACGCCGAGCATTACGCCGCTTCGCACCTGACCTTGATAAAGAACTTAAATCAGAACTACGCAAGGCTTTATCTCCAGTTGTAAGTAGAGCTAGAGGTTATGTCGAATCTAATCCAATGAGCAATTGGAGCGATGGCAAGTCCACAGGTGCAGAGTTTCCTAAATATAATTCAGCTGCTATAAAAAGCGGAATTGGTTTTTCAACTAGCGCAACTAAGATAAACCGTAATGGCTTTTCTGGTATGGCTAAGATTTACAACAAGACTGCTGCTGGTGCTATCTATGAGCAAGCAGGAGTAGTGCCACCTGGTCAGGGTCAGCCTTGGGTTGGTCCTAAAGGCAATAAGGGGCATAAGTATTCGCATTCTTCTTATGAAGGCGCTGGAGAGCAATTCATCAATAACTTGCCTAGGTTAGTTAAGAGCAAGAAGGGTCAAGGACGCTTAATCTATCGCGCATGGGCTGAGTCACTTGGCAGAGCAGAAGGCGCTGCAATGAAGGCTATTGATAAAGCTTCATTAACTTTCAATACCAGAACTAAGGGAACAGTATTGAGGGAGGTGGCCTAATGGCATTACCAGAGATTATCATTGGCTCCAAGTTAGATGCCAAAGGATTTAAGCAAGCTGAAAGCGCCACAGATAAACTAGGCAGATCAGTCATGAATTTAGCCAAAACAATGGGTTTGGCTTTTAGTGCTGCTGCAATTGTTAGTTATGGCAAATCTGCTGTTAAAGCTTCTCTAGAAGCGCAGGCACAACAACTGCGATTAGGCAGACTTCTTAAAATTACAAATGGTGCAACAGCAGAGCAAGTTGACGTCCTTAACCAACAAGCCACATCATTAGAAAAAATTGGCGTTGTAACTGCTGGCAATGTAACTCAGGTTCAATCACAACTTGCAACTTTTGATTTATCAATTGACACAATTAAAACTCTCACTCCAGCAATTATCGATTATGTAGTTGCAGAAAAGGGTGCTTCGGCATCTACAGAAGAGTTTAAGTCAATGACTAATGGACTTGCTCAGGCGTTACAAGGCAACTTTAAGTCACTTACTTCTGTTGGTTTTGTTCTTGATAAAGCAACAAAGAAAACTATTTCAACAGGTACAGCAGCAGAAAGAGCAGCAGCTTTAGTTTCTGTTTTGGACTCAACTTACAAAGATTTTAATCAAAGCATTCGTGATACTCCAGAAGGCAAATTCCAAGTTCTTGCTAACGAAGCAGATAATGTCAAGGTTGCTATTGGTACTGGAATACTTGATGCTTTAAGTCTTCTTAGTAAAGATAAAAGTATTGATGGCGCTGCTGCCAGCATGAAAAACTTTGGGGATCAGACTGCTTACGCACTAGTAGGCATGGGTTCTCTATTAGATAAATTAAACGCTACTAAATTTGGCGGAGCGGTTCTTGGCACTATTGGAGATATTCTTTCTAACCTTCAACCTTTTGCGACATTTGTAAAAGAAGGCAAGGCAGTTGAGGCAAGAAAAGGCACTCCTGCTCAATCTCCTGGACAGCGCATCGCTATCGATAAAGCAGCTGCTGAACAACGCAAAAAGCAAAAAAAGTCTGATGACGCTGCAAAAGCAGCAGCAGCAAAAATTTTAGCAACAGAAAAAGCACGTCTAGCCAATTTAAAGAAAATTGCTGATGAAAAACAAAAGCAACTAATACTTGACAAAGCCTCAGATATTCTTACTCAAGGACAGAATCTTTTTGATCCAGAACGCATTGGCTTAGCAGCAGCAGCAATGGGCAAATTGGGTGATGAAGATAGAGTTCGCATCAAGTTAAAGCAAGATTTATTAGCCCTTGAAGATGCTATTAATGCAGGAAATGTTTCCGCTTCTATACGTCTTGCAGAATCTGTAATAAAGGATGCACAACTGCTTTCAAGCCTGCGCGGCGATATGATTAAATTAGGTGATGTTCCTGACCCATTTACAGAGTGGTTACAAACGCTTGAGGAAATGCTCAGAATCTTAATGCTTATTTCAGAAGTTGCAGTAGTGACAAAATATAAATTATCAAACCAAATAGCGAATGCTTCATTGCAACAAGGTCTAGGAGCTGGCTTATCTTTGGCAGATGCTTTATCAGGTGCTAGATATGCTGGACAAGGTGCAGCGCAATACGAGGCGTTAAATCCAGGAGCTAAAGCCTATATTCCCAAAATGGCTGAAGGCGGCATTGTTAATAGCGCAACTTTGGCAATGATTGGTGAGGCTGGTCCAGAAGCAGTTATTCCTCTTGGGCAATTAGGCAGAATGGGTAATGTAACTTACAACATTTATGCTTCTGGAATTGGTGATCAACAGATAGCAGTTGTAGTACAAAATGCAATTCAAGACCTAAACAGATATGGAAACTCAACGACTTACGCTGGCGCAATCTAGTGGCAACTCCTAAAGTCAATGCTGTAATCAATTTCAGCACAGGTCCTTCTTTTGGTCAAGCTTTTATTATTGGTTCTGGAATTCTTGGAACAAACATTCTTGCCGATTCAACAGCAGTCATTGTCGATGTATCTGATCAAGTAGATAGAATTGATTTAAATCGTGGTCGCGACCCACAAGCAGATCAATTCCAAACAGGTCAATTAACTCTTCGCATTATTGATCAGAACGGCGACTTCAACAGCCAGAACGTAAATTCTCCCTATTATCTTTTGCTTAATCCAATGCGTAAAGTGCAGATAACAGCTACTTATGCTGGAATTACCTATCCATTGTTTTCGGGATTTATTACAAGTTACTCAACAACAACTCCTAAAGATGTCGGAGAAGTTGTTTATACAACAATCACAGCTGTAGACGCTTTTAGACTTGCTCAAAATGCTCAAATTTCAACAGTTACAGGAGCTACTCCTGGACAATTATCAGGCGCTCGAATCAATAAGTTGCTTGATGCTATATCATGGCCCAATTCAATGCGTGATGTTGATGCTGGTCAGACAACTATGCAGGTTGATCCTGGAACTGCTCGTACTGCTTTAGAGGCAATGAAAACTGTCGAACTTTCTGAATACGGAGCTTTGTATGTTGATGCTTCTGGTTCTTTTGTATTCCAAGATAGAGATTTTACTACAAAAAGCGTAAGCGGAACTCCAGTCAATTTTAATGACAATGGAACAGGAATCTCATACTCAAATGCCGTGTGGCTATTAAATGATGTTCTTGTCTATAACTCAGCACAAGTCACTCGAACAGGCGGCACAACCCAATCAACTTCTAACCAAGCTTCAATAGATAAGTATTTTATTCATTCTTACAACCAGCAGAATCTATTGATGGAAACTGATACCGTTGCTTTAGATTATGCAAGAGCATATATTGCCTCTAGGGCTGAAACCAGCACAAGATGTGATTACCTAGTGTTGGACCTGTACACAAATAACTACGATACAGGAATTGTGGCTGCGCTAAGTTTGGATTATTTTGATCCAATAACCGTGACTACAACACAGCCAGGGGCATCTACCCTATCTAAAACTTTACAGGTATTTGGGGTTGCTCACAGCATCACCCCTAATTCTTGGAAAACCCAATTCACCACCTTGGAACCGATAATCGATGGATTCATAATTGGATCGACATTATACGGTATTCTAGGCACTAACGTTCTTTCGTACTAAGGAGATATAATGGCAAGCGGATTCCCAGCAGCAACAGGTGATGTCCTGACTAGCACCATGTTTAACGGACTGGTCGCTTTCACCCTTAATGCTCAAACAGGCACAACTTATACAACTGTCTTAAATGATTCATATCAGGTATTAATTACTCAAAGCAATGCTTCAGCAAATGCAATTAAGATTCCAACAAATGCTTCTGTCGCGCATCCAGTTGGTACTGTTATCACAGTTCTTAATATTGGTGCTGGTTTATGCACAATATCAGCTGTAACTTCAGGCACAACCACAGTTTTATCTGCCGGAGCAACACCTGCAAGTCCTACTCTTGCGCAATATAAAACAGCAGCGTGTATTAAAACTGCTACTGATACTTGGTATGTTGTAGGAGCGATTGCATAATGATTGCCAATGCAATTACAGCCATACAGGCTGGCGTTGGCGCATTGAGCGTTACGGGTGGCACTCTTTATACTTCTGGTGGATACAATTATCGTGTATTTACAGCAACAGGAAACCTTGTTGTTTCTAATGGAACGATAACTTGCGATGTTTTAACAGTTGCAGGCGGCGGCGGAATTGCAGGTTACGCAGGCGGCGGCGGTGGCGCTGGTGGACATAAATTGACTAACACACAAACATTTACTGCCAATACTTATACGGTTACAGTAGGAGCAGGCGGCGCTGGTGCATTAGGAAGTGCAACAGTAAGTGCTGCACAGGATGGAAGTAACTCAAACGTTACAGGCGGCTCATTATCTTTAACTGCCGCAGTAGGCGGCGGTGGCGCACCAGGAAGCGGACTTGCAAATGGTCGTTCAGGCGGTTCAGGTTCTGGTGGTTCTTATGCTGGAACTGGCGGAGCAGGCACATCTGGTCAAGGAAATAATGGCGGTGCAGGCGCAGGCTCTGCCATATCAGGCGGTGGCGGCGGTGCAGGCGCAGTAGGTGGCAATGGTGTTGGTACAACTTCAGGTTCCGGCGGAGCAGGAACTAACACTTATTCAAGTCCTTGGCTTTCTGTTGCTGGTTTAGGTGTAAGTGGTTTTATTGCAGGCGGCGGTGGAGCAGGTGCTGGTTCGGGAACAGCAGGTTCAGGCGGTTCAGGCGGCGGTGGAGCAGGTGCTGCTGGTACTCCTAGCACACAATTAAAAGGAACTAATGGAACAGCCAATACTGGCGGCGGCGGTGGTGGCGGTTCAGATTATGGAAGCACTCCTATTGTTCAAGCCAATGGCGGTTCAGGATTTGTTATTGTGAGGTATGCAGTATGAGTCATTGGGCGGAAATAAATTCAGAAAATATAGTTCTTCGTGTTTTAGTTGGAGATAATTCTATGGCTGATGAAGGCGAAGCAATTATTAATTCACTTGGCGGCACTTGGGTTAAAACATCGTACAACGGAACTATTAGAAAAAACTTTGCAGGTATTGGCTATAAATACGATGAAGAACGCGATGCTTTTATTCCACCAAAACCATCAAATGCAACAGGATTTGATGAAGATACCTGTCAATGGATTGTCCCTCGTGAAGCCATTACTGAGTAAGGCTGGACAGCAACTTCGTGAGCAGATTGATGATTCCTATCCTGATCGCGACCGTAAATCAGATGGCTGGATAGGCGATGCTCGCCACTCAGCAAAAAAGTCAGATCACAACCCTGATTATTCCGTTAAAGATAGTGAATGGGCAATGGTCAGGGCTATTGATGTGGATAAGGATCTCGACACACGCCCCAGCACAGGTAGTTATCTTGCCGATCAGATACGCCTATGTGCCAAGTCAGGTGAAAAACGAATTTCTTATGTCATCTTTGCAGGAAAAATCGCTTCCTCTAAAAAATCTTGGAGTTGGCGTCCTTACGATGGGATTAATCGCCACGATCATCACATCCACATTTCATTCACTAAAGAAGGCGATCAGAATGGTCGTTGGTTCGACATCCCAATGCTAGGAGCAAACAAATGAAAGACCTTAAAACAGCAGCAGGCTCATGGGCTAGAGCATTCTTAGTAGCAGTTCTATCACTTGCAGCAGCTGGTGTTACAGAGCCAAAGGCTTTAATTGCTGCTGGACTTTCATCATGCTTGCCACCAGTTATTCGTTGGTTAAATCCTAACGATCTGAGCATGGGCATTCAGAAGTAATGACTGCCCTTAACTGGGCGGCTCTCGCAGTTGCAATTATCTCAATCGTTACTGGCTTTGTGGGATCAATCCGCTGGCTAGTAAAACATTACTTAACCGAACTAAAACCTAACGGCGGAAGTTCTATGAATGACAGACTGAATCGACTTGAAGGGCGTGTCGAAACAATCATTTCCTTATTGGAGAGGTGACACTTATCCCATGGCAAGAAAAGCAACTAAGAAGCTTGTGGATGAAGGCTATTCGAAGTTAGATGCGTGGGCTATTGGCGTGAACGAAATGTATCGCGCTTTACGCAAAGCAGGCTTCACAGTTGATTTGGCACTTGCCATCATAATTGAGAAAAACAGTTATCCAGATTGGATACTGCCATCCCCAATTAACCCAAATATCCCAGAGCCAGACTGGTATGACGATGAGGATGAATGAAGCGAACTGTTGTAGTTCCAGACTTGCAAGTTCCCCTACACGATCCAGTAGCCGTATCTAATGTTGCGGCTTACATTAAGGCTGTACGCCCCGATTCTGTTGTTACTCTCGGAGATGAAGCAGATTTCACAGAAATCGGGCGTTGGAGTGAGGGCAAGCCAGGTTGGTACGAGCAGACATTAGCTGATAACCGCGACTTAACTGTAGATATTTTATGGCGGTTAGGTGAATATGCAAAGGATCAGCATATGATTCGTAGCAATCATACGGATAGATTATTTAATGTAATTATGAACAAGATTCCGAGCTTCTTATCTTTGCCAGAACTTAAGTTTGAGAAGTTTATGAAACTCGGTGAACTGGGAATCACCTATCACAAGAAGCCTTACGCCATAGCCAGGGGAATCGTGGCAGTTCATGGAGATGAACAGAGCGTAAAGCCTACACCTGGTCTAACAGCCCTTGAAGCGGCTCGTAGGCATGGCATCAGCGTTATATGTGGACACACTCATAGGGCAGGTCAATCAGCCTTCACAGAGTCCTCTGGAGGGCGTGTAGGGCGTATCCTGCGTGGCTGGGAAGGTGGGCATCTTATGGATGTCAAGCAGGCGACCTATACCAGAGGGACTCAAAACTGGCAACAAGCGTTTATCATCATCGAGGAAATTGGTGCAAACGTGCAGGTCAGCATCATTAATCTTGAAAAGGACGGCACATTTATTGTGTCAGGCAAACGCTATGGACGACCTCGATAACGATATAAAGCATGACATTGATGACCAAATGGATGACTCAGAATTGTTACCATTTCGTTATCAAAATTAGCAAGGTAAATCCAAGTAACTGTGTCACACTTTTCTGGTAAGCAAGGGCTGCTTACATGAAAGGGCATAATGATAATTAATTCACTCACAATCATAATCGTTGCCGGAATCTGCTTTGCTGTGTATGCAGCTTATAGATTAGGCGAAGAGAATGGCTACGATCGAGGCTATTGCGAAGGTCGCAAGTTCATGCGAAAGTTTTACGAGCAGGTGAGTAAGTGAAAGCAACTGAGGCACTCATCAATG